ATCTGCAAAATCAGGTGGTGGTGTTGATGTATTTGGATATGGAGCTAATGTAGCATTATCAGGTTCTAATACAACTATACAAGGATTAAGATATCCAAATACTGATGGTACAAATGGACAAGTACTAACTACTAATGGTAGTGGTGTTTTAACATTTACAACCGTATCAGGTGGTAGTATTAATACTGGTTCATTTGCAACCACTGGTTCGAACTCATTTAATGGTAATCAAACTATAACTGGTTCTGTAACCATATCAGGTTCTGCAACAAATGATTTAACCGTTATAGGAAATACATTTGTTTCTGGAAACATAATAGCAGGTGGTACGAATCCAATAATACAAAATCAAAGTGCAACTAATGCTCAATATATGGGTGTTTCATTCGGTGGAAATGTGGGTGTATTTGATACATCTAATCAAACTGAAATAGGACTTGCTCTTGATGGTGCGGCATGGACTACAAACTGGGCTAATGGACCTTTATTGTATGTGAATAATACACCTGGAGATACCTACGAAGGTGTATTTGGATTTCAGAATAAAACAAATTATACAGATGGTAGAATAACTGCTCTTAAACGATTAGATGTTTCTGGCTCTGTAAGTATACAAAACACTTTAACTGCATCATTACAACAAGGATTTACTTATGTTGGTAATGCAAGTGGTAGAACAACAACAGTTTCTACTGCTTCTTTTGCAACTACTGGCTCTAACTCATTCATTGGTAATCAAATAGTAAGTGGTACTTTTGCAGTAACAGATGGCAATAATAGTAGGTTTAGTGTAGGTGTTGTTGCAGACCAAATCGTAATGACAGCTGGTAATGCTGATTTACTTTTTAATTTTGGTGGTGATGCTAAATTTTCAGGTGATACAATATCACTAACCAATACTGGTAGTACTCCTGTTGCAACAGTTCTTTTGACGGCTGGTAATGACATTTGGTCTACTAAAGTAAATCAAACAGGAGTAAGTGGCTCTTATATAATATCTGATGTAAATAGCAATAGAGATTATTTAACTTTAGGAGGAGTAAATAATGATGTAGTTATCGGTGTAACATCAACTATTAACGCTGACTTATTTGTTAGTGGTAATACTGATTTAGGATTTGTTAACATTAGAGATAATGGTGGAATTAATTTAGTAGCTACGGGTTCAGGACCTGTAACTTCATACGGTATAGTAACTAACCCAGCTAATGGTGATTTAGTTTTCAATAGCAATCCAGATAATGGTAGATTAATAACATTCAATCAAACGAATGGTGTAATGAATGCTTATAATGGTATGAAATTAGATACTTCATTTATTGGTATCGATGTTTTTGACCATCCTTTAAATCTATCATCTTCCTTTGGTGGTATGACTACTATGTTAACCACACAAGGTAACGTAGTTGTATCAGGTTCCCTTTTAGTATCGGGTTCTAGTACATTTAGAGGTACTCAAAGAATTACTGGTTCATTACTAATATCAAGTTCTACTGGTCTACCATTTGCAAATACAAATGGTTTAGCTACGCAGTATTTTGGTAATTCATTTGGTGCAAATATAGGTATAAATGATAATTCCACTTTAGATGAAATTGGATTTGCTCTTGATGGTGCAGAATGGACTACTAACTGGGGAGGTGGACCTCTAATATATGTAAACAACACTCCTGGAGACACCTATGAGGGTGCACTTGGTTTCCAAAACAAAGCAAACTATACTGATGGAAGAGTAACTGTTCTTAAACCATTAGTTGTATCAGGCAGTGCATTTATAAATAACCTTGGAAACGGAATAACTGATGTAGTTGTAACATATAATGAATCAACAGGTGAATTAAGAAAAGCAAGTATAGCAAATGTACTATCTTCTTCATTAGATGCAGCAGAGTTCTGGTCAACTACAACTCAAAGTGGAAGTGCTGGAGTAAGTGGAAGTATCACATTCAATAATTCAGGTAGTGTAGCAGGTATATCCGTTACAAACAATAGTAGAGTAACTTTATCGCAAGCCGGAACTTACAACATTCAGTTCTCTGCACAGGTTGAAACATCAGCAGGAGCAGATACACTTTGGGTATGGTTTAAGAAAAACGGAGTTAATATTTCTGATTCTGCAAGTAAAGTAGTATTAGCAAACAATACTGCACAAATAATGACTGTAAATATATTTGATGTAGGACAGGCTAATGATTACTATGAGTTAGCATATCAAAACTTAAACGGACACGCTAGAGTATTATACGAACCTGCAAGTGGAAACATACCTGCAATACCATCAGTAATACTAACGATAAATCAAATAAGGTAATACAATAAAAAAAACTACAACTTTTTAAAACAGAGTTGTTATATATTATATAATTTAGAAAACTAATAAAATTATGAACGCTAGAAAAGTATTAGGTAAGATATTAACTCTGTTATCACAAGATGAGGTTAACTTAACTTACGCAAAACTAAAAGATGGAACAATCGTAGAATCTGCCACATTCGATGTAGGTGAAGACCTTTTCGTAGTTTCAGAAGATGGAACGAAAACTCCAGCACCAGATGGTGAACATGAATTATCTTTAAAAGATTCTGAAGGAAACGAAGTTCTTATCAAAGTTATCACTAAAGATGGTAAAATTGAAGAAAGAGAAAATGTTGAATTGGAAGATGTAGAAGTAAAAGATATTCCTCAAGCTGGTGAAACTGATAAAGCTAACGAAGTTAAAGATGCTGCAGGTTCAGTTAAATCTGGTACTATGATGGCTGAAGAAACTGAAGAAGTAGAAACTCTTCCAGAAGATGATGAAAAAGAAATGCCATCAATTGAAATCGAATTGAAAAAGATGATGGAGAAATTAGCTTATCGTATCGAAGAGATGGAGAAGAAAATGATGGAGATGGAAAAAGTAAAAGAGGAAGTAGTAGATAAGGAAGCTGATATCAAAGAAGAAGATGATATCGAAGAGATGGAACTTCCTAAATTAGATGGAGCACCTGTTGAAGAAGGTGTTAAATTCTCATCTGAAGCAAACAGTAAAAACTATGGTAAGAAAATAACAAATTCACAGTCTTCATTCTTATCAAAACTTTATAAATAAAAATATTAATTCATTAAAAAACAAAGTAAAATGAAAGCAAAACAAAATTTCCAACTCCCAAGCATAACTACAACTTATGCAGGTGAGGCGGCATCTGGATACATCGCAGCTGCGTTGTTGAGTGCAAGAACTTTGGATAACAAATTGGTAACTATCATGCCAAATGTTAAGTTCAAATCTGTAATCCAAAAATTAGATGTAAGTGGTATCGTACAAGATGCTTCTTGCGATTTCGTAACATCAGGTTCAGTAGCAATCTCTGAAAGAATTCTTCAACCAAAAGAATTACAAGTTAACCTACAATTGTGTAAGCAAGAGTTCGTAGATTCTTGGGAAGCTCTTCAGTTAGGATTCTCTGCATTCGATGATATTCCAAAGAACTTCAACGATTTCTTAATCTCTTATGTAGGTGGTAAAGTTGCAGAAGCAACTGAAACTGCAATTTGGCAAGGTACAACAGCGAATGGTTCATTCCCTGGATTCCAAACAGCATTATCTGCTTCTATCGCAGCAGGTGGAGCAGGAGCTGTATTAGCAGCAAGAAGTGGTTCAACTATCATCTCTGGTTCTGTAACTGCAACTAACGTACTATCTGTAATGGATTCAGTAGTAAATACTATTCCTGATACAGTATATGGTAAGGAAGACCTTCTTATCTATGTAGGTACTGGTGTAGCTAAAGCATATCAGCAGGCATTAGCAGGTGGTGCAGTAGGAGCAAACGGATGGAACAACCAATTGAACGTAGGTGAAAAACCTTTCAACTTCAATGGTATCGAAATCGTATTGTGTCCAGGTTTAGGTGCTAACAAAATTGTTGCAGCACAGAAATCAAACTTATTCTTCGGAACTGGCTTGTTGTCAGATTACAACGAAGTAAGAGTATTAGACATGGCTAACATCGATGGTTCTCAAAACTACAGAATTGTAATGAGATATACTGCCGGAACGCAGTTCGGTATCGGACAAGATATCGTATACTTCGGAGCATACTAATAGTAACAAAACAAATTAAAGGGGTGGGATATTCTCACCCCTATTATTAAAAACTTAAAACACAACAGATATGGCTTGTTTATTAACACAAGGACGTCAAGAAGTATGTAAAGAATCAGTAGGTGGACTTCAAGGAGTTTACTTTCTAAACTTTACTACTGGCTCCTTTACTAAAAATGGAGCGGGACAAGTAACCGCTTTACCTTCAGGTTCAACAGTATATTACTACGAACTAAAGGGAAATAGTTCATATACTGAAACTGTTAACTCATCTCGTGATAACGGAACAACTTTCTTCAATCAAGAATTATTGTTGAATTTGAAGAAATTAACAAACGAAATGACTACCCAATTGAAGCTTATGGCTTATGGTAGACCTCAAATCGTTGTTTGGACTACAAACGGAGATGCACTATTAGTTGGTGAAAGAGAAGGAGCAGATGTAACTGCAGGTACAATTCAAACAGGTGCAGCATTGGGTGACCTTTATGGTTATTCAGTAACTTTCACAGGTATGGAGCAATTACCAGCAGCATTTTTGAGTGGTAGTACAACTACTAATCCATTCGCTGGTTTAACCACACAACCAACTATCGTATTTAACTAATTCAGTATATTAGTAAAACATATTAAAACCCTTACAGAAATGTAGGGGTTTTTTTATTTAACTATTTATAGTTATGTGGTTGTTATTTATAGATAAGGTCAAGATAAATACGAGATAATGCTAGCATATTTTATATCACAAAGCAACCAATATGTATTCAGAACACAACCTACGGCGAGTTCTCAATTCACTATGAGTTTGCAAGATATGACAACTTTAGAAAACTTAACTGCTTCTATTAGTGGATTAACATACGAATCATACGAATCTTATGTATCATTCTCTTTGAACATATCAGGAGCTATTGTTGGAGAAGAATATAGAGCAACACTAATCAATAGTGGCTCACTTACACCCATTTGGAATGGTTCAATTCAAGTATTCGCATCTCAATCAACTGATAAAACCGTTTACGAAAATAAAAATACTCAATATATTTCTCATCAGTCAGAGAATAGATATGTAATAATGGATTAATATGAAACAAGGACAAAAATTTTCAGTAGTTAACGTAAATACAAATCAACTTCCTATAATTACGGAAGATACAAAGACCCGATATAGTTGGGTTCCATTTGGTGTTTATGGACACGATGATTTCTTTGATGCAGTAACAACTGCTTATAATACTTCTACAACCAATGCAGCATCTATTGAAGGTATTGCAGATTTAATCTTTGGTAAAGGTGTATATTCTAAAAGAGAAGAGTTAAACAATTTAATAGCTAGGATTCTTCCACAAGAGGAATTAAAGAGAGTAACATTTGATTTTAAATTGTTTGGTAATGCAGCATTTCAAGTATATTGGAATGATGACCATACAAAGATAATTAAAATGTATCACGTGCCAGTACAAACTCTTCGTGCTGAAAAGTTATATGGTTCTCCTCGTATTGAGAACTATTACTATTGTACTGATTGGAATGACCAAAGAAAGATAAAAGATAAAAAGAAGATTCCTGCATTTGAAACATCAAATGAGAAGATGGAGATTCTTTACATCAAACACTATTGTCCAGGCCTATATTACTACGCACTACCTGATTATGTATCATCATTACAATTCTCATTATCAGAAGCTGAATTAAGTAACCTACATTTAAGTAACATTACCAATGGTTTCTTACCAATGGTTATGGTAAACTTTAATAATGGAGTTCCTGCACCTGAAGAAAGACAAACTATTGAGGATTTATTACAGGCTAAATTTACAGGCACAAATAATGCAGGTAGATTTATGTTATCGTTTAATGATGACCCATTAACAAAACCAACCGTTGATACAATTAGTATTGATAATCTGCATGAGAAGTTTGAATACGTTGCGGAATATGCACAAGATAGAATCCTTGTATCACATAGAGTAACATCACCTTTACTATTTGGTATCAGAACTGCTAATAATGGTTTTAGTTCTCAATCAGAAGAAATGAAAACTGCATTCTCTATCATGCAAACTATGACTGTGATGCCATTTCAAAACATCATATTAAATGCAATTGATTACGCAATGACCGTTGGTGGATATCCTGATACTGAATTGTATTTTGAACAACTAACTCCATTAGTAATTCTTTCACAAACTGCTGAAGAAACTGATAAGACAGTAGAACAGGTAGAAGATGAAGTAAACGATTCAATGGAAAATCCGGCAACTGTTGAGGATGAGCCAGTAGATACAAATGAAGATGTTTCTCTTAATGATATTATTAATGAAATGAGTAGTGATAAGGATGAAATTGAATTTATCAGAAGAGTTGGAACTAATTCAGCATTTTTCGAAAAAGAATATAACTAATATAAAGATATGGCTTACGCACTTTTCATTACAAGAAACGATATTATAAAGAATACACCATTACAGGGTGCAATAGATGCAGATGCTCTATTACCATTTTGTAGAACTGCTCAAGATAAGTATTTAAAGAACTTATTGGGTACTGTCCTTTTTGATTTCCTACAATCTAAAATAGAAACCAATACGTTTAGTACTTTGGATGTTTACTATCAGGATTTAATGAATGACCATATCAAATATACACTATTGTGGTATGCGTGTGTTGAATATATTCCATTTAGTTCAGTACAATTCAAATCTAATGGTGCAGTAAAACAACAGAGTGAGCAAGGTATCTCTCCATCTAAAGGTGAGATAGATTACCTTTTACAAAAAGCACAAAACAATGCTGATTACTACGCACTTCGTTTACAAAACTATTTAATTGCTTATAGTAATAATATACCTCAATACCTAGAAAGTGTTGGAAATCAAACACAAATATATCCTGACCAGAGTAATCAGTATTTTGGTGGAATACAATTATAATATATTATGGCTCAACAAATTGTACATAACGCAGGTGTAAACTACTCACTTTATTATAATGTCCTAAATTACTTTAAGACTATAATGAAGAATCATCCATCAATACAATCTGTAACATACGGAGATATTGAATCAATAGATGATAAGCAGTATCCTGAATATCCATTGGGTAATGTGTTAATTACTGATAGTAGATTTGAAACATCAACTACTACATTTACAGTTCAATTAACTATTGCTGATAAACAAAAGAATCTAAACAATGAATCATCAGGTAGTAGAAACTCACTAACCGTACCATTCTACGGAGTAGATGATATGGTAGATATACACGCTAACACCCTATCAATACTTAACGATTTAACTTCATATACACAAAGGGGGGTGCAAGGGTTTGAGGTAAACGGAGATATTGTTTGTCAACCCTTCTCCGATAGGTTCAATAACGGACTAGCGGG